TTCCGCAGCTGCGTAAACGTGCTGAAGTCCCTGTACTGGCCACACGCGCCGTTGTCGCCGATCCACGCGAAGTCGATCATTGCTGGGTCGAGCTTCAGGCTGCCCATACCGATGACGTTTTTCATTTGTGCTCCCTTGGGGTAGAGCTGCTGGCGCCGTGCCAGCGATATCGACTGTATCAGACTAATCGCCGATTTGGAAGATATGGGCGTGCACGCTCGGCGTGGCTGGCCTGGTCGGTGTCGTACCAGCCGCGGCGTACGTCAGGCTCATATCCGCGTCGGCACTGGACCAGGCAACCTGAAGATACTGACCGGCCGTGACGGTCTCGACCCATTGCAAGATGACTAGCTCGTGTGCGTTGTTGCCGTCAAGCCGCTGCCGCATCGTGCTGTTGGCCACGTCGGCGCCGTTCTTGCGCAGCCAGAAATAGGCGTCGTCGGCGCCGGCATCGGTTTTGGTCAGGTTGACCACCAGATTAAGGCAATACGTTCCGGCGTTGGTCAAGTTGATCCGGTCGCTGTTGGTGAGGGTTACGCCTTCGCCGTCCTCGAGTGTCGTGTACGTGACCAGGTTGATCGCCGATGCCACCGGGTTCGTTTGCGATGCCGTGCTGATCAGCTGTCCGTAATACCTGGGATTGGGCACCGTTGGCTGGTTGGTGCGCACGGTCGTCGTCGGCCCCGTAACGGTGACCGTGGTTTCACCGGGCGGGGTCACGGTGATCATCGTGTCTGTCATGGTCGGGTCACCGCTGCGATCACAGCAAACTTCCCTTCCACCAGCCGAGTCCAAGTTCCGGATCCGTCGTCCAGCCGCAGGTCATACACAAACCAGCCAGGATCCACCAGCAGGGTGTCGTCCGCGTCAAAGTCCAGGTCGATTGTGCCGGCCGCGCCTCCCAGTGTGATGCCACCGGCCCCACCGACGAGGTTATCCAGTTCGATCAGAACTTCGGTGTCCTCGGCCGTTCGGCGAACTTCAAGAAACGCTTCATACCCGGTGAGGTCAACTGGGGCGGCCGGGTTGCCGTCCTCCCACAACAGTTCGTAATGCCACGTCACTCCCTGCCACATCTTCAGGTCCAGCACACCGGGATTGATCACTTGGCACGCTCCAGCAGGATCGGGATTGGGAACAGCAATCCGTCCAGTTCGGCGGCCGCCGTGAACGACACATGGATGTGCGCCCAGTGGCCGTAGCCTTTTCCGCGCCAAATCCAGAACTGGTCCTTGTATGTGCCGGAACAGATGCGGTCCTGGTACACCATGTATTTCAGCCGCTGGCTGCCGGGACGCTGCCGCATGGCGTAGATCCGCAGCTCGTCGGCCAACTGAAAAGCCAACTCTCGACCCCGTACCGGCTGCTTGGGGCCAAGTAGGTCAGCGTCAATGTCGAGCGCGTGAACGTAGCCGTTCCGGTCAGGGTTGTGGTCCGACTGCCGGGCCTGGTGCGCTTTGTCGCCGATCCAGCCATCCGATGCCTTATCCCTGGTCGGGAACGCCTGGTTCACTTGCCGGCGCAGTGTGGCGCCAGCTGCGACCAGTCGGGGCCTGGGCGGTGGCATCAGTTCTCCCCCTCAATCTCGAACTCTGGGCGGTTCGCCTGGTCCTGGTAATGCGGCTGGCTGCCCTTGCCGTACCTGGGATCGTCGGGGTTGAGCCAGTTGATTGCCACCGGTATCACTGCCGAGCCGATGGCGACCATCAGTGGAGACACGTCAGCGGTTATCAGCCAGGACAGCAGCCCACCAAGCGCAGCGCCGGTCAGGATTTTCAGCAGGCTGGCGTACGGCGATTGGGCGAGCCACTTCATGACTCCCCCATGTGCCAGTTGATGTGGCCGTCGACCTTCTTTTCGACCTCATCGATCTTCTTCTCGATCCGGTCCAGCGCATCCCTCGCCGACTGGCCACCGTTCGGCCGAAACTCCTGCAACACCTTGCCAATGCGGGAGTCGATCAGGAAAAACAGCGCTGTCACGATCACGGCACCGATGGACAGGTAGGTGAGGATCTGTTCGGGATTCATGCCGCTGGCTCCGGTGCTGGTGGTGGGATGAACTCGTCAAGGTCAGGGTCGTATGACCAGCCCTGGCCCGGATACGCGCCTCTAAAGGTCGCGTTATACGAGCACTGCAAGTAGGTCCCCGTGAAACCGGACTCGGCAAGCATCGCCTGGCCCAACGGCTCGGACTCGGGGAACGGTGCATCCTCGATGGCCGCGTTGGCCACGACGAGGACCTGGCGGACGATGTTCTGTTCGTCGACTTGCGCGAAGTGAGCCATGAGAGTCCTTATCCGAAAAGAAGGATGACGATGCCGGAGCCACCTGCGCCGCCAGTGCCGCCGGTCGATTCCACATAACCGCCGCCGCCACCGCCACCCGTGTTGACACCACCAGCGACCCCGGTAGTCGCAGCCGCAGCACCACCGCCGCCAGCGCCGCCAGCGCCGTTAGTGGTGCCCTTACCGCCCCCGCCACCGGCTCGCGTGACACTGGAACCAGTGATCGAGCTGGCCGTTCCAGCGCCGCCAGTCCCGCCGGTGTTGACGGTGCCCGCTCCACCAACCGCGGACGCGCCACCACCCCCACCGGAACCTTGACCGCTGCTGGTACCGGAATACCCAGCGCCACCGTTGTTGCCCTGCCCAACCACCCCGGTGCCGCCAGTTTTGGAGTTGTTTGTTTGTGTATTGCCGCCGCCACCGGAGCCACCATTGAGTCCAGGCGTATAACCGGCAAACACTCCCCCACTGGAGTACGCGCCACCAGTACCGCCGCCCATCGCCGTGTACGAATCGATATTGGACGCCGTTCCGCCTGCGGAGTTTGCTGCACCACCACCACCAACATTCACGGTGAACGTGTCGGCCTGCAAATAGGCAACGGCTTCATACAGGTATCCGCCGCCACCGCCGCCACCAGCGCCATAAAACGCCCCAGATCCACCAGCGCCGCCGCCACCGACAACTAGAAGTTCAACGACGCCTGCCGTGCTGATCTGGATCGACCCCGATCCCGTGAACTGGACACACGTCTGGCTGCCCACCGTGGTCACCGTCGGTGACCCCGTGGTCGCGCTATATGAGGCTTTTGGGATACCACCACCCTTCGAAACCACCCACGTATTCGTGTCCAATTTCAGAGCCGTACAGGACTCGTTCTGCGCCAGCGTCAGGCTGGCACCGTTGACGGTCACGCCACCAGCACCGGCAAGGGTGACGGTCCCGGCGCCCTTGTTGGTGAATCCGATCACCACGCCCGTGGGGAACGCGACGGATGCGTTGGTTGGGATCGTGACGGCAACTGCTGAGGCGTTGTTCAGCGTGACGATCTTTCCGCCGTCGGCCAAAACCAAGGTGTAGGTCGTGCCGGTCTGGTTGTTCAGGCCATTGCCCTTCAGGCTGACGTCATCGATGCGGTTGGCGACCGAAAGGCTTGAGCCGGGCCAGTTCGACACCAGGTCCGACGACTGCACATATTCGGTGCCGTACGTAGTTGTGGCCATGCTGCTCCTAGTCCAGGTCCGTGGGTTGAATTATGTCGCTCCAGGTCTTGGATACGGGTACGCCACCCCATGTGGCAGCAGCTGGCGCCTCGCCCCACGACACGACGGCGTACGAGTACCTGGGGTCGGATAACGCCAGGGTCAGGCTGACCCGATCTGGTGTGTGCAGTTCCCCCCATCCCTCGACCACGCCCAGGAACTCCTCAAACGGCGCAGGTTGGGGCAAGTCCTCCACGATGACGCGGGATCCAGCCTTCAGGCCCAGGACTGATGTGCGCTGCCCGGCCGTCAACTGGTCCAGAAGCACCTCGACCTTGCCGATCTGGTACCGGGAATCGGCCTGGGCGGTCAGGATCTGACTGGCGCGTCGGTTGGCGTGGCTCGACTGGTCCAGGTTGGTTTCCAGCTGGATAGCGTTGCGGCCGTATGCCGTGATGCTGCCGCTATCCGTCTGGTTGATCGTGGCCTGGGGGTCGCTGGTGCCGTACGCGATGGTCACGTCATTGATGATCGTCGATGCCGTCATCGTCCACTCTGGTGACCACACCACAGCCGCCGACGGCAGCGTGACCGGCGTCGGCGCGACCGATGTCGCGCCGTACTGCTCCGACCATTTGCCCAGTGCGCTGCCCCAAGTCGTGGTGCCCATATCGGCCCATGTGGCTGTCGAGTAGTCATACCCGCGCCTGGTGTACGACTCGAACCAGATCTGGCCATCCGGTGTGTCGTACAGCGTGGCGCCGGTCCACTCGCAGATCTCATCCAGAAGATCACGGACGACAGTGGGTCCTGGTGCGTAGGCGATTAGGTCAAGTTCAGGATCCGCCTCAGCGGTGTAGGTCAGTCCGG